GCCCTTTAACCCAATCACAATAGAAAAGGTATAGCCTGATTATGACTTATCCAATCTACACCCGTCAAGAACTCGAAGACATGAAACGCCCTGAACTGTGGGCGATATGTGACCAGTTGGGGATACACCGATTTGCAAAGCTGGAAAAATTGTATGAGGCAATTTTGGAAAAGATGCCTCAGCCAGTAAGTGAAGAAGAAATTCAAGTAGAAGCCGAAGCCGAAGCCAAGTTGGACGCAATCATTATCAATGATGGTGATGCCCATGAGCCTTGGGTGGCTAAGGTAAATGGCGTGGAAGTGGCTAGAGATTCTGTCTATTTACGTTTTTTGAATTGGTTGAAGAAGCGTTACAACGTAATCAATGAATATGAGCAGTGTGATTTTAATTCTTTGGCAATTTGGGGGGAGTCCCAAGCAGAGATGGAAGAATTTATTGATTGCAGTTTCTGTGGTGCTGATGAGTTAGAGCAAGATTTGCAGGATTTAATAGTACATTCTGAAACTTCGGATACTCAGGAAGATATTAATTCCCCTTGGGTGATTTGTGAGGGTAGGCAGTACGCGGTAGAAGGCTTCACTTTTAGAGAGGAAAAGGAAACTTCTATGCAGCGGTGCTATGAAGTTTTTAGGGATGGTAAATTTCTGACTTTTGTATTTGCTCATACTGCGAAGCGTGGCTATTTGCGATGGAAGTATTTGGGTGATGATTATGCGGATATTCCGTCTTTATTGAGCGCGATTTGCTGTGAGCGTGGCTCAAGTCGGATATTTTCTTTCTGTTAATTTGAGATTGCTTCCTTACGTCGCAATGACACCATTTGAAATAGCGGGACTTAGACAAAAAACCATGCAAAAAAGTAAAACAAGAATAATTCGAGAAGCCTTGGAGTCGGATGGCGTTAGTAGGGTACGGATTAAATGAACAATCTTGAAATTATTATTACCGTCCGGCAACATGAACTAGACGGAAGTTATAGCGAGTGGACAACAAAACCCGGTCTGCTCGTATTCACTGCAAAAGCTCGGAAGGAAATCGAAAAATTAGGAGGTAAACGTGAACCTAGATGAATATATCAAACAGTTTGTAAAATCAGATTTGTCCCTAGAACAAGTCTGGACAAAAGCTCAAGAAATCGCGGAGGCTTATGGCATTGATTTAGCCACTTTAGATGAAGCGAACGCCCAATTTATAGCAGGTGAAATTGATACTGCTGCATCTTCTGGTTTGGCTGTTCCTGAAAATAATGAGGCCGGCGGACTGGCTACTGTGCCTAATAAGAAAGGCAAGAAAAACACGCCAGCGACAACTAATAATAATCAAGGCGTTGAAAACTTAAAAATTGCAGTCCAAAATCTCCGCGCTGCGGTTGCCAGTGAGTCCGAGGCAATGTATGAGATGTCAGATAGAAAATCGTCTGAAGTTGAAGATGCTGCGGCGGCGAGGATTGTAAACCGTTATAAACAAATTTCACCGAACATCGTTTCCAAAGTATCTGCTGGTCTTCAAGAATATGCTAATGAATCCGCGACGTTTCGTGGACAAATTGGATCAATCTTCGACGAAGCTTTTGCAGATATCGTCAATAATTAGACCATCCAATTGGATGGTTGCCGCCGTATTTATTCAGTGTTTTGTATTAACAGGAGCATTCTTCTATGCAGCATCACAACCTCCCAGACCTGTGGGAGGAAACGACTATCAAGAACCCGGTAGAGTTTACCGTCAAACCCAGTGGTGAGCCGATTGAATTTAAAGTTAAACCAAATGGCGAATTCAACTTTAAAGGTGTACCGGATGATAATGTCATTCGGCAAATAATAACCGCTACTGACTACAATCGAGCCGCCGCCAGGAGACAGGAATTAGAGATAACTAAACAAGCAAAAAATATTGATCTGCTGTCTCTTGGTGTTTTAGGCTCATCAATCCTAGTTAGTATTATCTGCCTTTTTATTTCATTGAATAACAAAGAACAACCGCAGGAGAGAATTAATAATGGAGAATTTCGTCAAGGGACTATCTGCCGGTAAGACGACTAAATTAGCTGGCAGTGGACAGGATGCCACTGCTATCGGTAACTTGGGCAATTCCAAAGCCCGCATAACTGCAAAAATGAAGTTACCAACCGAAATTTCGGCACAGCAAGTATTAAATTTGGAGAAGGAAATGGGACAAGTTGACGGCGAATTGGAATTAGCTAGTCATATTATTTCGAGTCAAGAGAAGCTATTGAATAAAGCGATTGATCTTCACAAGAAAAATACTGACTGGGCAACTATCACAATGAAAGCTGATCAAAAGCTTCGAGAATTAGAAGCTGGGCATCAGCAAGCGATTTCTAAATATGCCCTCGGCGCAGCTACTACTCAAGCATATACAGATGGCTATGTGGAAGCCTATCAAATGAGTGCGGAGATTTTTAAATGATCTTCAAACGCAACTCCGAAGCCGACAATACCCTATTTCTTTTTTTAATAAAGTTGGTTGGGCTGTTCTGCTATACAACGATGAGAAGATGAAAAACCTACTTTATACTGGATACTGTGTATCTGGATTCTCTTTCTTCCTGCTTCTGGGACAAATTATCAAGGGCTTTCCTGAGTCTCGGAATGGCGCGATCGCCCTATTCATTGTTAGCTTTTTAGTAATTGTAGCTATGGGCTTCTCCAATTGGTGCGGACTTTGGTATCAGACCAACGGGCATCTGTCCAGAAACCAATCCATTGTAGGATTTGCCCCTATCTATGTTTTTGGAACGGCGGCCACTGTTGCACTAAGTATTGGAATAATTGTAGGGGGATAATGAAATGTTGGAATCGCCGAATCCATTCGCAAGGGAGAAAAAATGCTTTGAACCATTAATAACTTCTGAAAGGATTTTACTGGGGTTGCTTGGTGCGACCGCAGTTATTGGAACTACCCTGCCTATTCTTTTCCCAAGTCAAATTAAGGAAGTCAAACTAATCGAAAATATATGGGGTTTGACTTCATCCCTTTGCTTTACGGCGGAATGTTATCGCCGACAAAGGAAGGAGAAAACCTATCAAGCTATAGAGGAAGCGAATTTCCAAATAGTAAATGAACAACTAAGAGGAACTTTCACCTATGAAAAAGCTGCTCAAGAAATAAATTCCAAGCGGGAGTTAGCGGCTCGAATTAATCGCTTGCCAGTGGAGGAGCGCGGCCGATGGATGCAGCAATATGGATTGCATGGGTTGGTGGAGTTGCCACAAATCCAGCAAGCCGTGATTGAACAGCCAGCAGTGCAACAACCTCCCGCACTCAAGGGAAGTTTTAACCCCAATCAATCTACTTTTGAACAAATATCCGATGATTTGGCTGTGGCAGTTGATCATGCCTGGATGGATGCAAAATTTATCAATGCCTCGAAAGCTGTATTCGGACCGAAAGGAAGCGGTAAGTCGGTGTATCTAGCTTATGAAGCGATCGCATTCCTCACTCACTTTCCCGATGGGGAGTTAAGGATTGGGGATAAGCATTTTGATGAGGATGAATCACAATGGCTGCCAGGTGTGCCAACTGATGTTTTGCTAAATCAATTTGTCGCTAAGAAGCCAGATCAAATCCTGAAGATGTTCCGCCGTGCCAAGCAATTATTGGACTACAGAATTGAGAAAGGAATTAAACAAAATCACCAGGAATGTCAACCTTTCAAATTAATTTGTGATGAATTTGAGGGGTTTGTCATGGGATTGACTGATACCGAAAAGGCAGAAGTCATGAATATTATTGCCCAAACTCAAGACGAGGGACGGAAATATTTAATCAATATTACATTGGGTATGCACTCCCTCAAAAAAGAGAGAATTGGTGTTGATAGTTCCGTTCTTTTTCAGATGGATGTTTTATGTTTAGGCTCGGCGTTGGCAGATCCTAATACTAAATTTCCGGCTGATTTTGAAGCCAAGAGATTACTTCAAGAACAGATGGAATTGCAGCGCACTCTCAAGAAGTCTCAGGGGTTTGCCTGTGTGGTTCGCAAGTTAGGAGAAATGGCAAAGGTTGAGGTTATTCCGTTTCTTGATTTGAGTAAATTTAGTTTTGATGTTGAGTCGCCGGAATCATCGGAAGTGACTCAACATGACAATCCAAATCCCTACCAAATAATAAGAACGTGGATAAGTCAGCTTGGCAGAAATCCTACCGATTCTGAACTGATTCAAGCCTGGCAACAAGTGACAGGAGTATCATTAACCCATGAAGCTCTGGTACTTCTCAAAAATAATTTAGAGTTGACAGACGCGAATGAGAATGAAGTTACATGGTCAACGATTACCGGCAATTTTAGATTGCCGGATAAGTGGCGAGAGGAAGATTTGCAAAAGGCGATCGCCTCTCGACTTATTCAGTATGGTTACAAAGCAGAATTAGAGGTTAAGTGCAATGGCGGCTTTGTAGATATCGTCACTGATTTTGATGGCGGGACAATCATCGAAATCAAGAAGTATCTCACCAGGGGCACCATTTACCAAGCGGCTGGGCAATTACATCTCTATGGCATTGGTAATGAATATAAACTTCTCGCTATTGGTTTTTTGCCAAGCAATGAAGGAGATCAAGCACAAGCGAGGACGACCGCCTCGATGGTTGCACAGGATCAAAGAATCGGATGTTTATTTATTGAATAAAGATGAAAGTTAAAGTTTTCAAAAATTATAATTCTTTCCGCAAAGCTGTGGCGGAAAGAATTCACAAGTCGAAGCACTGGTTAATTACCGGCTACATGGTTTCGCTAGGCTACATGGTTAAGGAAAGTATTGAAGGCGGACTTAATATTTCGGTAACATACCGACTAAAACCCGGAATAGCATTAACCACACAAGATGTCGAGAGAGTTGTTAAGGAGATGGGAAAATGAAACCCGTAAACCAAATTTGTAGAGAGAGTTCGAGTTTTGAACTAAAGCGGATTCAGTCTGAGTTAAGAAAACCGTTCCCCCCTGAATCTCATGGGATTAGGGAACTGCCCGGCCGCGGGTACTGGGCATTTGTTGCTCACCATGACTATAGAGAAAGATTAGACGAGGTTTGTCCTGAATGGGAATCAAGCTACACACACATTGAACAGATTGCCTCTGATGTAATCTGCAAATGCACAATTACAATTTTAGGTATTAGCAAGCAGGCGATTGGTTCAGTGCCTTTGGTGGCTGCTGAAAGGAATGGTAAGGACGTTAGTCGTGGGAGTGCGGCTGATAGGTTGGCTGCTGAGGCTTTTAAAAATGCCTGTGAGGCTTGGGGCGTGGGGAGGTACTTAGATGATCAAGGGACTGTGGCGCATTACTTGAATAGTAATGCTGTGAAACTCGATTATGAGACCAGAAATAAGCTCAAGTCCTTGGGGGATTATCTTAGAGGTAAAGGGGAATTGCCTCCCGTTAATTCTAATGTGGTCATGCCTAGACTGGATGCGCCACAACCTAGCCCACAACCTAGCCCACAACCTGAAAACTTAATTTCCGAGAAGCAGGTCAATAGGTTGTGGGCGATCGCCAAGCCGTTACCACAGGAAGTCACCAGGAATATTGTTAAAAACGTTGCTGGTGTGGATAGCAACAAGAAAATTCCCCGGACTAAGTACGACGCGGTGGTTGGGGCTATTGAGTCGGAGATATCGGTGAGAGCTACACCACAGCCAGTAATAGATCCTCCTATGCCATCTATTCCCCAACCTCAAACTGATAGGGAGTTGCTGGCTCAAGAAATAAATTCTTTACGGAAAAGGAAAAATCTTGATGCAGAGGCGGTAAAAGAAATAATGTTCAGATTTACAGGGAAGGAGGATGGGACGCAGTGTACTGACTTAGAACTATTGAAGGTTCGGGATGAGTTGGCACTGCATCCGGCTGTTGCTGTAGCGAATTAACGAGATTGGCTTTCCTCAAACACTCTACGTTTTTCGGCTTCCCCAATCCATTTTTGATAAATTTTTAAATAAGTTCCCGGTTCGTGACCTGCCCAATTGGCAGCGATCGCGACCGGGATTTTGTATTCTGTGGCTAATCTTATGCAGTAGGCATGGCGTACCATCAGGGAAAGTACCAAAACCAAGAAAACCATCACCCGAAAAAGGAATGAGACTAGACATAATTTACCCCAAAAATAAAAACAGGCCCGCACGGTTTAACCCTTACTATATAAAGATTTGAAAGAAAAAATAGCAAAATCGGCCCGCACCCCTCTATGATATCGTAACAAATTCAAAACAGTAATATTGCTAACCCTTAGACTCCATAGAAACAGCTATAGCTAATCTATGTGGTTTTATGTCATATCCTAGTTTAATCAAATCTGATACATAAACAAACTTTTTTCCACTAAGCATATAAACAGATATTCCAGAAAGATTTAAAACCTTAGAAGACTCAGAAAATACAGAAACTTGTTGATCATCTAACTTTTTTGCATAGTCAATAACCTGATCTACTAAAACTTCGGGTACTCGTATTGTCTTAGTTTTACCATGCTTCCACTTAGCTTTAGCACCTGCATTTAATCTTGCACCACCTCTAACCATAACTACCTCTGATTTTGTGACGTTTTCAATTAAAATACAAAGTAGTCAAACAGCAATTAGTAGACTACTTTATAGTTCACTCTTATTCTACCATATTTTATAGTAATCTACGAAGTAGTTCACTATTATTCCACCAACCTATATTTTTTCTCCATACGCTTCCATCCAAAATACAAATGCCCTTCATCAACCAATTCCTCGCCTTCGTCATCCTTGCCAATTAGATCATCTGGTTCACTTTCTAAATCCTTCAAAAAATCTTTAAGCACTCCACCAGTAGCAATAGTTCGCGCTTTATGAAGCTGTCGGGTCAATTCCAAAAACCATTCTCGATCCGCCGTTAAATCAGATTCCTTGGTACAGTATTTAAGCAACTCAGGAACTAAGTCTGATGGGCTTTTACCCTTCTTAAGTGCCTGAACATCTAAAACTGGGTTGTAATCAATCCGTAGCGATCGCTTCCACAATTCAACCCAATCAGCTTGCTTTAGATAATTCTTGCCAAAATAACTAGGCTTCACCAGGAGCAAGCAATGAAAGTGAGGATGAGCAGAACCATCTTTACCCCTAGTGACTTCAGTAGACTTTAACCATCCCAATGCAGGAAAATCTTTAAGCTTTGTCAACCGCTTAAATGATTCGTGCATCCAATCTAATGTTTTACGTAACTCTGTAATTTTGCAGTTACGCACAGTCAAAGTCAAAAACAACCAACGGTAAGTAGGATACTCAATAACAATTCTAGGAAGAATTTTATAAGCTTTTGCTTTCCACATGAGACTACGCCGCCACTGACAAACAGGGCAATGTCTAACTCTACAAAACCTAGCTGCATTTAATTTCAACTTCATCAATCCCTCGTCTGCATCTGGTACAAGACGGAAATCTAACAATTCAGAACAGTCATTAATCCGAGCCGAATAATCCTGAAACTCACTACCTGCATAATAAGTTGATACTTTATCTGCATTAGAACGATGTTTATCCCAGGGCTTGTCCCTTTGGGATAAATCAGTTAAACTAGGAGTATTAGAAATATTCGCCGCAGCCGAAATATCGGTCATGGCAAAAGAAATCCGTGATTCAGTTGTGGTGTGGTAATCCAACTCTATCACGGATTTTTCAATTTTTATCTATCAAAATAGCTGAAAGCCTTACTGTGCAGGGATAATCAGGCTTACTTCGTGCGCCCGTTATCCCTCATAATTCAAGTGAAGGCGGAAAATACCTAATCCCTAAAATCACTAACCTGGTAGTTCATAATACCAACTGCAAATTTAACAGCATCTACAGGCTTAACATCCTGGTGATCTATTTGAGCTTCTGCAATACGCTGTATCATTTCTATCTTCTTTAAAGACTCCTTCCCGAAGTGATCACGATTCAATGTATTTTTACCAATCCCCAAAATTGCTTTTATGTCTCTAGACTTTTTGCCAAACAAAGCTTTATTGAGGGCATCAAAAGCTTCTGAATAATTTTGATTAGGATATTTTTCAATCCTTGGATGACGTAAATAATAAGATTCAATAGCAGAACCCATAAACCAGAATGTTTCTTTAGTTAACATTCTGGTTTTCAACCACTCTTGACGCTCTTGAGCTTCAAATTTAATTTTAAAAGCATCACAGAATAATTGATGTAATGATAATCCTGCCAAAGAATCCCTTAACTCTTGAGCTTTGATATTGCCCTTACGATCCAAACTATTAAGTAATAACTCAAATACAGACAAAGGCATCCCCAATGTTTTATATTTATTGAACTCCGTCTTAAGATCGGATGTCTTGAAAGCCTCTCCTAGTAAGCGTTTAAAGTCTCTAGCAGCAATGTTTCTGGATGTCTCAAAAATATCGGCAGCTTGCGGAACACCAACATAAAAATCACTGTTTTCATCCATAAGCCCTTCAATTACCAACAAACCTATCAAAACATCTGTAACTGTAGCGGTTAAAAATTTTGTCTTAGTCATAATTAAGTAGAATTTATAGAACTACTACAAATATAACCAAAATAAATAATAAAAAATATGCAACTACCAGAACCGCACTACTCACCAAACAGATGGATCGCCCAAATAGAAAAAGACTTTGTACTCATAAATCCAATGTTCCATAACAAAGGTAAGTTTGTTGTGATTTGCTGGAATCCAAAAGGGTTAATGTGTGACAAGTGCAAAATCTTTGACACAGTAGAAGAATGCCAAGCTTGGATAGACGGTGTAGAAAAACAAACAGAACACATAATCACAGAACATGGTGAAGCTACAGTATTTATCTGTGGCGATGGTGAATACTGGTGGAGTAGAGAGGATAATGGTAAACAAAAATACACCCCTTTTTACATAGTAATTAACATGGAACACGCTGTAGCAATGGCAAAATGCTCATTAGAATCACTGGCAGATAAGGAAAGTATTTTTTAACTGTTAAAATGCCATTCTTATAAGTTGCTATCAAAAAAGTATTTGTAATCCCATAAGGGATTACAAAATCTTTCCCAAGACAGAACAACATCTAAACACCACAATTCGTTATTTCAGCCATATCCTTGGATTGCACAAGTACACGAGAGGGGAGTACCCCTCTCAGGACTCTCCCCCATGCCTGTTTTTGCCTGACTGCCAGCCAAATAGTCGTTTAGCCCCTGGATTGATCCAGGCAGTCAGTCACCGCTACGCTAAAACAGGCTCAAAAAATTACAGTTTGCAGTTGAGCAGAAATGCCAAGAGAAAATATTTTGTATCATGCCCCTACAAAAACGGCAATCCGACCCCGTGTTACTTAGGGGGTCGGAGAAAACCCTAAGTAAACACCCGCCGCTTCGCTAGGCGGTAAATAAAATCTTAGAATGTATTATCAGTAAAGGTTTTTACGTTAGTTCAATGCTTTTGAACTAAGGTTGTGCTAATGGGTTTTCCATTAGTCAACTTGAACTAAATCACTAAAATGCAATTCTTGAATTGCATTATTCCAAAGCTGTTTTTCTTCCTCAGTAAACACAAATCCGCATTGTTGCAGCAAAGCTAACCCAGCAGCTAAAGCATTTTCATTTTTAACAACAGTAACAGCTAAATTGATGTCGTTTCTTGCCAAGCTGATAGCATTGGAATTAATAGCCTCAGAAGTAAGTCTATTAAATAAAGGAAGCAACTCTCCTCCTAAAACTTTACTTGCTAACCCATCCCAATCCGGTGGCATAGGTAGAACAATAATATCAGCAGGTTCGGGAGTGTTGCCTTCAGCTAACCAAGCCTCATAAAGCTGCCAGTCGCCGTTGATAGCATTGGGGATGTAGGCATTATCTGGCAGCCTGATTATTAAATCAGCATCATTTGTCAATTTGTATGAAAAATTCATATTTTCCCTCTAAGGAATATAAGCACTAACAGTAAAAATTGGATTTGCACCAACATTAGCAGGTGCGGTAACACCAGATATAGTGTAGCTAACTTTTGTTGCGTCTGCATTAACTCCATTACCAAGACTAACAAAAGCACCATTTCTGCTTTCTGATATTATGTTTCTAACTCTATTTGCACCAAACATACCAACGTGCAAAACTTCAGTAGAAATCGTTCCATTTGAAGAATAATAACCATAAAACAGGTTAGATAAATTCCGAAAATATCGCTGACACTTAACTAATTCCGTCCCATAATCAGTAGGAATAAATGCAGCGGCGGACGAACCTTCTTCTAACCTTACATTAGCTAGTTGAAACGTCCCAGCACTGGCATTAGAGCCAAGAGTAAAGAGTATTTCTAGCCCTTTATCCACATCTGCTGTACAGGTGAATGTCCAGGTGTAGCGGGTTAAGGTGCTATTGATACTAATGTTTGTAGCTGCTACTTGGGTTTTAGTAGGTGTGCCAATAGTACCAAATACATCAGCATTAGTAGTAGGTCTGTTAGCTGTGACTGTAAGTGAAGTTAGGTTAGTGTGGGAGCAACTAAAAGATAATGTGACTGTTTTGTTTGCCAAGTTAATAGAGTTGAGGGACTCTATCCTCTGTCCTACACCTGCACCTGTTGAATTAGCAAGTGTAGCTAATTGAAGCCTTGCTGGTGCTGTAGCTGTTTGTGCCACTTGGGACAAAGTGCCGTTCGTACCCAAACAATACGCAAACCAGCAATCAAACACTGGATAGCCCAAGGATGCGGTAGGTACAGCGTTTCCTGCTGTTACGGAAACTCCTGTAGTGGGTGTTGTGGTAGCTTGAGTAATTTTAAAATCACTGTTAGTAATGTGGCTGGGGTTAGCCAAAGCAATTAACGCGCCTGCAATTTTAGCCGACGTTATGGATGCGTCTGCAATTTTAGCCGTCGTTATGGATGCGTCTGCAATTTTAGCCGTCGTTATGGATGCGTCTGCAATTTTAGCCGTCGTTATGGATGCGTCTGCAATTTTAGCCGTCGTTATGGATGCGTCTGCGATGCTGCTTAGTTTTCCCGCAAGCAAGGTGTTGACTTGGGCGGTGGTGTAAGCGCCAACGTCGCTGGCTACTAGAGTCACTACCCCAGAAAGTCCATTGACAGAAGAAACGCTATCTAGTGGGGCAAGAATCTCGACCCAATTACTTAGTGTGGTGGCAGGAGTGGAGGCGAGAATAAAGGTTTTGTTCAGGTCGGTGCGAACGGCTATGTCGCCTGGCTGAACGGTAAGAGCTAACATGGCAGCTTGCGAGGCAACTACAAAGGTGTTTGTGACGGCGATCGCTGGGATTTGTGATGAGGGAATTTGCCCACTAGCATCTAGGGAGGCGATGCCGTTAACAACTCCTTTTTGTAGGGTGATGCGGGCATCCACGCTAGTGCCAAAGTCGCTGATTGTAGATGCTAGTTGCGTACCGACGTGGTTGCCTCTGCTGCTTAAGCTATTGAATAAAATCCAGTCGGCGGCGGCTAAAAAGCCGGATTGAATGCTCGTTGCTCGTGGGATGGATAGGATGCCCGTGGTGGCATCAAAGGATAGGGGGGATGAGGCGGATTTGAGTCTGTCTCTGATGGAGATAATGGAATTTGAGATCAAGAAGTCGTCGTAGTTAAATGCTGCGACTCCAATAGTTGATGAGCCTGTGGTTTGCCCAGTTGTGAAGGCTGCCTTCGCAATGTCTATTTCAATAAACCCGGCTTGTCCGCCGGATACGGGGGTTGTGCCTGATTGTGTGCCAATTTGGATTGGGGAATTGCTGCCGGGTTTGAGGTTTTGGACGGTAGGCAGCCAGTTGCCGCCGCCACTGGCAAAGGTGTTGTCGTTTGCTGTGCCATTGGCTATTCTGGCGGGGCTAATTCGCCCGGAAACAATTACCGAAGCATCAAAGCTATCTGTGGAAAATAGATCCCAGTTGGCGGCGTTGGTGGCGGGCAAGGCTTTGAGTATGTATTTTGCGGCGGGGGCGGGGCTAAGTTGAACTACATAATCCCCGGCTTTTAAAGCCACGCCGGAAATGCTGGTAACTAATCTCGCTGCTTCATTGGCAACGGTGAATATGTTGCTGACGGGGATTCTCACCATTGAAGGGTCTACTATGCCTTCTGAGGTAAGTTGCACCAGTTGTCCGGCGGAGGCGGATGTACCGCCGGAGGTTGTTGGCTCTTTGTTGAAGAGTGACCCCAGTGCGGAAACTACCCAGTCTCTAACGGCTTTTTCTGTGGGGATGGCGGTATTCTTGGCGTTGATTTGTGATCTAATGGCGGAGACAAATTCATAAATGGGAACACCGGGACTGCCCCGTAATTCCAGGGCATCAATTACCCCTAGATTTAATTGTCCGGCAAAGGTGATTTGTCCGCTACGCAGGTTGACGTTGAAGTATGGACCGACGCTGAAGTTACCATCCTGATCTGTGGCGGAAACATAGCATTTTCCGCCGTTGATTTCTATTGCTTGCTTGCTTTTGTCTGTGCGTCCGCCGTTGATTGGCAGTGCGGTATAGTTGATGCCCGCGCCTACATATTCAAAGGTGTGGGAAGAACTATTGATTGTTGATGGTGATCTTAATTCTATGGGGCGGTTTGCTGCCAATGTGGCGAGAACTGAGGCGGGTATGACTTGCCCAAGGGTGAAGGTGCAAACTCCTCCTAATAATTCGTTTTTGATTTCACTGACTGTATACTCGATCCCACTGGGGTGAGATGGTAGATCGGTGATTTTGACAATATAGTTTGCTAGTGGATTTTGTTTGAAGCCGTTAACGGTTACTTTTGTTTCTAGTTTGCCACTGGTAATGGTGATATTTCCGGTGGCTGCACCGTTGATTCGAGTGTTTGGATAGGCAATATTAAGAATTACCTCAATGGAATTGCCGCTAAAGTTAACGCCGCTGATGGTGAGATTTGTGCCGTTAATTGTTGGGGTAGAGGTGTGTTCGGCGATCGCAATTGTTTGTCCGGCTTCAAATTTGCTGATGTCGGTAGCACTGACGGTAATGGTGGCTTTGGTTTTTAACCCTCCTGAATCAGATGCGAAGCTAGATGAGAGGATATCTGTGGGGGTAGTGTTAAAGCCTGGTTTGGTGGCATTCTCGATGAATGTTACGGTCGCATCTCGGAAGGAGGGCATGGCTTTATTACTAAATCCCGCGGCAACTAAGCCTATATCTCCGAAGTTTGTGGCCGAGTTGGTGATGGAGGCATAGCCGCCACTTTCAGTTAGCACGCCCACGCCGGAGAATACCTGAAATACGGATACTAGTTGGGCGTAGGCATCATTTTTTAGATGGAATCCAATGCCGCCAAAGGCGACCTGAGTAAAGGCATCGCTAACATTAGATGGGACTGGGGTTTTGTTGTCTAGTTGTAAGTTATCAACTAACATTCCTCCCGCTCTTGTTTTGTCGGCATCATAGGCTTTGATGCTGTCGTCGTAATAGGAGTTTCCTAAAACGCTGATGTTGGAGCAGTTCTGAATGTAGGGAGATAGAAATATTTGTTCTTTCTTGGGAATAATTTTATAGGTTTTATCGGCTTGCGCTGTTCCTATTTCTTTGAGAGTAATTGAGGTATTGCTATTAATTGATTGAATAGTGTAAGAGATATTTCCTACTTTTAATTGCCAGTTGGGAAAGCATTCTGTGGTGAATTTTGTGCCTGTGCCGATGACGGCTACGCCGCTAATACTAATTCTGCCTTTGCCGATATATCCGCTTTGATCTGGGAAGGCAACGGCATATCTAAAGGCTCTCCCTGCTTGGGAAACAACCGCGCCATTGATGTGTTTGGCGGCGGTGCTGTTTGCCCCGGTTACGGGATTGTTTACCCCACGTTTGCCAGTGTTGGCGATGGTGATGGTATCTCCTGTTATGTCGAATACTTCAATCCATTCTTGATCTATCAGGATATAGCTTGATCCTGAATTGTATGGAGGTATGTCGCCGCCATCAAGTATGAAAATTGCTATGTCGAAGAGGCTGTCAATGGTGTTGCTGACCTGGGTGCAAGCACCTGGGTTACAGGTGTCTATAGTCCCGTAGTTTGGCGGGACGTTCATGATGGCAGCTTTGCAAAGTTCTCTAGCTTTGTTGAAGGCTTGCTTTATTTGTAAAACTTTGGCGGCATTGATGCCACTAATTAATTCTCCATTGATATCGCGGTAAGCTGTGCCAGTTTTGATGGCGTTGACGTTGCCACCTGCTTTGAGGTCGTTGGCTACTGCATCAACTATATAGCCTATGTCTGTCTTCCAAGCTTGTCCGCCGTCGGGGATGACTAGATCAGGGTTGAGGGAGATCATGAAGTCGTAAGCTCCATTAATAATGGAGACTCGTTGAAAGGAGATTAATCCCGCACCATCTTTGTAAACTCCTGGTACTCTTTGCAGGGTATGTCCAGGAAATAGTTTGAAGGTTAGTCCGGTGGCTGGGAATTCCCGATCATTGGCTTGGGAGGAGGTATCTAGTAAGCCCTGTCCGCCAAAATAGTAGTCCTGAAAAACTAAATAGTTGATATAGCAGCCGCTCGACCACCAGAAAAAGTCCCTGCCTTCGTTCAAAGGTTTGACTATGGTGCGGCGCAGGTTATCCCCAATGACTGCTGTTCCCGGTGGCAGATATACAGGGTTATCTTCTATGTATTCCCCGGTGGCTACATAAATTGATTCGACGGTGGGGGTAGATGCGGCTAATCTGGCGGCGGTTTTGATGGTTCTTAAGGACGTTTCGGGGCTTCTGCCGTCGTTGGTATCGCTTCCCATTGGCGATACATAAATTCTATTGCTGTATTTGTAGGAGGAGATTGTACCGTCTCCTGTTATTGGTATACCTGTACCAATTTTCACGCCTCCCAAGGTCAGGGCGGAGGCGATGGATAAGCCGTTTGATCCTGCGGCTATGCGTTTCCAGCGTGTGCCGCCGGAGGATACAATTATAAGCGCCCCATCATCGCTGGAAATGTTGTCGGTTGGGTCGGCGCGATAAATCGCCCATTGCTCATCGTTGGTGTTGGCTCTGCCACCGACAAATACCTTCTCGTCTGTGGTGACGGCGGGGCGATTTCTCAATGTGGTAATGGTGTCGGTGCAGAAAATAATTTGATTAGAACGGAGGGGATAAAAAGACGCTACCCCCCCGGTAACAGGTACGGCCGTGCCGGGTGTCTGGCGGCTGAATGTGTAAACGTTGTCGGCTCTCGAAAGTGTGCCTTCGATGCCGTTGATGTTGCCGTAGATAAAGTCCCCGTCGTTGAGGAAATTTCCAGAGGAAGGACTAACTACTACGCCTCCAGATGGGGGAATGGTAAAGCTAGATACGAGGGTAACGCTACCTAGCCCGAATTCGGCGACTGTGCCTGGTGGTCCTTGGGCGGCTGGGGATACAAGGACTCTAGGATTTTCTATAGGGTTGACTTCCATAATTATTTAGAGGGTTAGTTGTGTGGCTAAACTTTCGATGATTGCTCGACCGCGGACAATGGGGAAAACGAAATTTCCCGATTTGTATTTTACGTCGTAGTAATAGTTTCCGGCGGGGCTAGGCATGGCTGCGGTGGCGATCGCCGGTAGGGAGATTCTGAATTTTCCGGCTAGGGCATTGATGGGAAAGCAGTTGAAGGTTGCAATAAGTTTGGTGTTTCTTGAGATGGGAACTTTGACGACTCCACCACTGGCTACGCCATCAATTCTGGCTATTAATTGACTAGGGATGGTTGTAGGAGTGAGTGATAATATTTTGGCGTTGGTAATGCCGGCGGCGGTGATGGTGATTTCGTCGCCAACTACTAGATTATTTTGCCCATCGAGAATTACTGAGGATAGATCCCCGGTGGAAATTGAGGCTACTACGCCACCACTATCACCGGCGTTAGATTCAATGGCGCTACGGACTTCTGCCCCGAAAATCCATCCGGCGAGGTTGACGGGACGGTTTGCTGTGCCGCCTGATAGTGTTTGTCCGTTGGTGGCAACTGGTACTCTGAAGCTGTTGCTGTTGACGACGGTGACTGTTAGGGAGTTATTAATTTCTTCTGAACCTTCTACCCCTCGGATGTTCACGCCTTCTCCGTTGGACAGGAAATGGGGTTTTTGGGTGGTGATTTCGGTGGTAGATCCTGGGGTGAAACTAATGATTTCGACGCTTTTATCTTCATAATAAAAATCTTTAACAAAGTCTGCCCCTCGATAAATAGTAATGTCCTGCTCAAAGACACTATCAATTTCTGAATAAACTTTCATATCTGTGTCCAGGTATCTGTAGTTTGTTTATAAAAATAAAATGCCTCGTCTTCGAGGCTGAAGATCACATATCCGTTTTTGGGGAAGTAGAAGTTCCATGTGCCGTTAAGGTAGTGGGCGATCGCATTGACTTTGTTTTCCCATGCACCGGTTGCGGCGGCGGGAATAAGGTAAATGTCGCCTTCGCTGGGGGAACTGGGGGGCGTGGTAGTGGTTCTGGTAACGGCTGCACCAACTGTTAGGGCTTCTAGCTTGGCAAAGGCCTCGTTAATTGTGATGGTTTTACCTGCTTGTGCTTCGCTTAGTTGGGGTAATTCGGCTCTGGGGGTGGGCATATTATTATATTGTGGCTATCCCTGGGTTTCCTGATCCGACGTAAACTGACATCTGAGAAATGCTCACCAATACGGTGGCTTGAGCTATGCCAAAATCAATTACTTGGTCTGCGGCCGTGTAAGTTATAGTCGGGTCGGGGGTAAGAAAATTTCGTACAACCATACTACTCATTAGTATATCAATACTATATAGTTCTTTGTCTTCGGATAATGGCACATCCTGATAATCAAGTAATAAGCCACCTTTCCTGGTCCGACGTATCCAGGTAATTGTTAAGTTGCCGTTGTTGTCCCTGACTCCTTTGATGTGGCAGGGCGAGTATGGCTTGAGTCCGCTACCTGTAGAGGTAAAAGGTGTGGGGTTTAGATCGTCTAGGGATTGTCCAGGGATAGGGGCTTTGTATTGGCGTTGAACGTTTAGGTCTAGTATGTCGCCGGTGATTCTTTCGATATATCCACTCAGCAATATAAATTGTTCGTTGCTGTTATGGGAGGCGATCGCCCATTCAGTTCCGCGTCTGCCCCTAAGTAATTCGGAAAGAATATAGGTGTTGGGTTCTACGAGGGTGGCAGTTTTAAAATAAATAATTTCTTGCCCAACTAGGGCGCAGTTCCTACCATTATAAAAATCAATGTCGGTGATACTTTCTAATTCTCCAGAATTGATGGTTACGGATAGAGAATTTTTGCGGTCAATTAAAAATTCAGAACTATTTCCTAATATTGAGTTACACGATCCTACAATTGATTTTGTTAGCAGTGCTTTGGCATACTGATAGCTATTACCACCATTGCGGCTAACGTATAGGGCGGCATTCCGCCAAGCTGCGCTGCCCGTAGGCGCTACATAAATTCCTAGATCCACATCTTCATCTCTGATTAGGGGAATATCTAGCAATCTTAAATCTGTGTTGCCGGGATTGGGCAAGGAGAGTAATACGGCGGGGGCTGTGGCTGTGGCTGTGAGATTTATTAATGATGGCTCGTAGGGGATGCCCTCACATTCTAAAAGGAAATTCGCGCCGATATTGATTTTTAAAATATAAATTAAAAGGGGTTCATTGCTGAAGACTGGGACACTGACAACGTCTCCGGGTTCGAGAACGGCATACTTAAGGGGCAGGGTGAAGGTAAATTTTCGCCTTTGCGCCCATCCCAAATATAAAGTTTTTTGTGCCACTGCCAGGGCTGTGGACGCGTTGAGAACGATGTCAAACTTAAGATCGTTCTTGTTTTTGTTGGGCGAAATTTGGCGCTTGGCGGATTGGCTGGCCTGCTGATAGGCAAAATTTAGGTCAAGGTAGGTGACAGAAACCTCGTCGAGAATTTCTGTGTCTTGGATGCGAATTGAGTTGAAGTTGTCGGGGCGTTGCTGCCCATATTCGTGGGTGGCTAGGTCTGTAATGGGGATGGCAATGGGGCTGCCGGGACGGACTTGTTTGATGAATTTGAGTTTACCGCCGGACTCAATTACGTCAAAGAAGAATATTTTCTGAAGTTGTGCCAGGGCATCACGGGCAGAAATATTAGTATTTGTCCAAAATCCTTCGACTTGGATATCGCCTACTTCTGTGGTGTCTAGATCGCTTGGGTCAAACCCTACTCTGGAGCAGATGTTTTGCGCGATCGCCCCCAGGCTGATCGGAACGCTGTACAATCTACCACCGGAAAAGTAGCCATGTTGCACTACTTCAGCGGATACGACTGGAAGCCTATTTCCCCATTCTTCTAGGGGGATATCAACAAATACTATGTAGCTTCTGCCTCGATAGGCCGGGGTATATGCTGATCCTTGCCACCCGGCAATCAAGGAGTCTTGTTGATGGGCGTATCCTGTATAAACTCTAATGCTTCCCGCAAAAATTTGGCTTCTGTTGTATGTGTCAGTGTCAGCGTCGGGGGCAATATTATAGACAAGCTTGGAATTCAGCCAAATTCGTTTGATGCCTGTTATCTCTCCCTCTCCCAAGAGTACGGCAAAAGATCCATTGTAAGTATAGGTGGTGGTTTCTGTAATGGTGCCGCCACCGCCACCGCCACCGCCACCACCTTTCCCGCCACCGCCACCACCACCGCTATAACTTTGTTCAGTATGGACTGTTTCCCTGATATTACTTGCCCAGATTGCATTTCCTGCTACTCGGACGGTGCCGTAAATTCTGGGGATGCTTCCTCCGTACGAGCTTTTGGGGGCAGACAGATCGTTTAATCTTGGTCCTTCTTGTTTGATCATGGATGTGGGTGATGATGATGATGGGGCAAGAAGGTTTGAGAGGAAGGACGACGCGAATCCAATTGCTAGGTTGAGTGCAAGTGTAGCCATGCTGGTGGGGTATAATTTCCCCTATTTTATGACAAAAAAATACCCTCAAAAAGAGGGCATGATGTTTAGATGTTTAAATTAATTCCAATAAAATTGTGAGTGCGTCTTGGATGCTGGCGATCGCATCCTTGATTAATGCCCGCTTTCGTTTTGCGGGTTTGTCTGCTTTTAAAAGCAGAATATCGCCTTCTGCTATTGCTTTCATCAGCCCGGAAACATTGGGCTTATCGCCCCATGTACAGCCAAATTCTAGGGAAAGTTTTTCGAGTTCGGCTTTGTGCTCTAGCGAAAGGGAGAGCGTTATACTCTCCTGTTTTCTAGTCATTATTTACTCCTAAGAATGCGATCGCTCAAGTCAAGAGCGATCGCATCAGTACAACTCCCAAGAACCGTCTTCATTGCACTTGATATTTGACTCTTCGATGCAGAATTTTTCCGTATCTGGAGCGTCACATTTTGCAAACCCATTTCGGATTAATTCTGCTTCTGTGTCGTCTGCTGATATTGGAAAAACTTCGCAAAACTTGTTGCCTTTGTATCCCCAGTGACAACCTAATTCATCTTTTTCAATTCGATCAAAAATGTAGTAGTTAATGGTCATGATGTTCTCTTTCTAGTTATGTCGTCAAAAATGCTTTGTCAATTCCTAGTCGCAGATAGAGTTCACCACGACTAAAAGGCGGGTTACAACCTAGATAAAAATAAGCTGTATCAGCAATAATTGATTTTTGCTGCTGACAATTTTCTAGGTTATTGATGTTATTTTCTAGAAAGAAAAATTGCAATTCTAGTACAACGCAATCTAGAGAACTGCAAACAATTATTTTATCTTGGAGAGATTTTAAGGACATAATCACACTTTAGACCCAATCTTGAGCAGGTGCGATTTTTCCATTACCCATCCAAGTCATTTCTTCCCCTGGAAGAGGAACAGCACTTGAGAAGCCAGCATTTAGATGATCTTCTGTTTCTGCCTCGACAAATAATCCCTCCCCCGAAGGAGTTTGGCATCTATGAACACAATCATCTAATAAACCAAAATCATTAACTTCTGGCAAATCTAAATCAAAATCAAACATGGTACAATACTCCTGTGAGATACTCTTTTTTGTGTGGCTTGGGCTTCCTTCCCTTGCCTCACATTTATATTAAATCATTATATTTTGTCCTTGTCAATAGTAAAGTGTCCGTATATATTTTATGGGTTCAGAGTTATTGATAAGATAATTAAATAGGTAGAACGAATGCACCTATGATCCTGGTACTCCACCATTCATCTAGGGGGTGTTCGACTACTTTGCCGACTGATTGATAGGCGTGAATAATTCCGCCGTCGGTCATGAGTCCGCAGTGTTGGGGATTTTTCCTGATGCGAAATACTAATAAGTCGCCCTCTTCTGGGGTGTCGGTGGGGGCGCAATGCCTCTGTATTGTTTCCATCATCATGGTGCTGTCGGGGGTGCGATCGTAGTTGTTGTAATCAAAGTCGATTAATCCCAGTTCTTTGCATACGCCAATGATCAAGCCTATGCAATCCACCCCTACCCCTTTAACTCTGGCTTGGTGATGGTAGGGTGTGTTAAGCCACTGCCTGGCTGTCTTGATAATTTGGTTTTTCATTTTTACTGCCTTGATAAGGTGTTCTACTGTCTTGATAAGGTGTTCTACTGTCTTGATAAGGTGTTCTACTGTCTTGATAAGGTGATCATCCTTCAAATCCTGCAAAATATTTATCCTCGCCGGGGATGTGTGGTTCTCCCTGGTAGTTGAGAATGTTGCCAAAACTTACGCAAGCGGCAATAGTTTTATTGCATCCTGCTACTGCCGTTAATGTATTACCAATAGCGAGGGAATATGGCAATGATTCAAATAGTTGAATTATGCCGCCGGAATAGGACAGTACCATGGCTTTGATACCGCTATTACTGCCACTGGTAAGGGTGATTTGCCCCAGACTATAGAATCCGTTAGCTCTGCTACTGTTCACGGTGAATTGGCGCTTGTCGGTGACTCCGGTGATGGTTAGATTGTCAGTTAAGGTTGATAAATTTTTGGTGCATTTACTATCACCAAATACCGCCCTACATTCCTTGGTGGTGACTGTGGAAATTTTTTGTTGGAGGAGTTGGGCAAAACTTCTGACTTCGGCTTTGTATCTGCGATCGCTCATGGAAACTTCCCCGATTATTCCCCGCACCATGAGAATATGTTCGGGAGGTTCTAGGTATAGGGAGGATGGGGGGATGTCCCAACGACAGAGGAATACGTCCACGCTTGCATAGTCGTATTTTCCTCCCGCTAAGTCTGCTTCTGTGATGCCGTCGGAACTGAGGACTGATTCTATGTCCAGGTTACGGACTGCCAAGCTATTATCTTGACTAAAGGCGGTGGCGTTGAATCCTGTGGCTGCTTTGTAGAGTATGCCGTCAATGGTCAGATTCTGATCGTAATTGGTGAACCCTTGAATAAGTCCATCCTGTCTGGTAATTTTCCAGAATGTGGCTAGGTTGGTGACTTCTTTTTTAAGATGATTGGCTAGGGATGGGGCGAGAATTTTCATATTTTAATCTATTTTAATCTCGACAACTGACAGGGTAGAAACATAGAACAAAGCTTCACCAGTGGACGGGTCGGCGGCATCAAATCTATGGTCAAATTTATCTTGTTCAAATCTGACGGGAACGTCAAACTCGAAGGATGCGGTAATATTTCCGGTAGGTGGTGAGGTAAAGGTAATTATGCCAGTTGTGGTGTCTACGGACACGCCCCTGATTACGGGTGTGCCAGCCACGGAAATAGTAGTTTTCTCTGATACTGGTTTTTTGATATTTCTAGTGCTTGATTGATCATTAATGGTGTAGGTTTTTCGTAGCTGAAACTCTCTTTGCCAGCCATTGCCTACCCCAATTAATTCATTAATTCCTTGATAGTCCGACCAATCTTTGAATCTGAAGCCAGTGGCGGCACCGCGCACGCCACGGAAGAAGTTTATTAGGTAGTTTAGTTCGCTTCTGCTGTAGATGCGATCGCCTATTTGCCATTTGCTTCGGGCTTCCGACCAGTTGGAATTACGCTGTTCGTAGCCACTACCCAAAACGATGATTGTGGTACTAAATTGCGGTCCGCCTACTGTGCCGAAGTCGTAGCCTAAGTCTAATCTAGTTTCTGTAAATGTCATAATCTACCCATTGCGCTGCATACTCCGTCTTAATTGTTCGGCTGCATCTTTGCCTATTTGTGTTTCACTGCGGCGGAAAGAATTGGCATCCGGCGTGTTTACGTTCATGATTATTGTACCGGATTTACTAATATTTGAACCGCTATTGTAAGAGGGTGATTCAAAGGCGAGATTGGGCATTCTTCTATTATTTAGATTGTCTAATAAGTTTACGCCCCAATGGCGCACGGAGGCGGCGGACATGACAAATTCACCGTTGCTTAGTCTGGCTGGGATAGAATCGCTGCGACTTGTGCCTGGACCCGAAACGTAGCCACCATCGGCAAAGCCTAACCATTTGATTACTTGCTTTGTTGCTGTTTGGATTGCCATGTCGGCGATCGCTTTGAGAATAGAACTTGTGAAGGATTTAAAGCTATCCTCTAGGCTTTTAGTTCCGGTGATTATATCTGTGAAAAATTGCCCTAACCCTGATGTGAAGGCTTCCTTGGCGGTGCTAAGAACATTCGTTAAGGTGTTACCTTGATCTTGGATTTGTTTGAGTTGTTCTGCACCTGTTTTATTGATTAAGGTTAGGAGATTCTGGTATTGAGTAATCAAGTTTTGATCACCGGTTTTTCTGGCTGCTGCAAGTAAGGCTTCTGTGCCTATTCTGAGGTCGCGGTATTTGATTTCTAAGGCTATTAATGCCTCTTTCCTTTTTAATTCGTCGTCGCGGTAGGTTTTTAATTCGCTATCGGGAATACGGGAGTCGGTGGTGATAGTTTTGTTTAGATCATTTAACTGCAAGGATAGGAAGTTTGGCAGTTGATTGTCGAGTTCTTTTAATGCGTTGGTGATTTTATCAAAGGATGATTGATCACCCAGTTCACTGGCTTCTTTTAATTTTTTATTGAGTTCATTCCGTTCTTTAAGGATGGAAACGGTTGCGTCGTTAAGATTTTTCTCAATTTCGGTTAGGTTCTTTTTAGGAATTACCCTTTCTAGGATTACTTCTAGCTCACCTCTGAGTTTTTCTATTGCTGTATTTCTTGCTTCTTCTGATTCTAGCTGCTGGAGGGTAATTGCTCTCTCGGAGGCTTTGTTTGCCAGTTGAATTTCTCTGGTAATCTTCTGACGCTCTGCGTAAAGTTCGCCGAGGCGTTCTTTTTCTTCATTGTTTAAGTCTACTTTCTCGGCTTCGAGTATAGAAATTTCGCCTTCTATCTGTTGCTGTTTTCCTATGAGTTCCAGTTCTTTAATCTGGGCATCGGTAAGTAATTCCTGTAATTTGATGCTTTGCTCGATGTCGCTTTTGCTAATCTCATCAGCTTTGATAGATTGGATTTTTAATTCATATATTCTCTGCTGTGATTCCTCAAGAATTTTTGATTTTTCGGCATCAATTATCTGTCCGCTTTCACTGAGGAAAGATTTAATATTTTCTTTTCTGATGTCCTGCCCTTGGGTTTTAAATTCTAGCTGCTGTTCTAGTATTTCACCCATTGCCTGATTATCTTGGCTAATTAAGTCTCTGGCTTTTCCTCCATATCGAGCGTCGGCGACTTTGAGGTAATTTCCTAAGTTGATTTTGCCATCGCCTACGGTCAAACTGCCGTCGGGGTTGCCGTGGAATACTGTGGAGGCTACTTTCTGAAAGGTGTCTAACTTCTTGCCTCTGGAATGAATCTGAAGATATTTTTCTACATAGGGGATTTGTTGAACTGCTGACATTCTCGCTAGGTTAGCGAGGGAAGTTCCCAGTTCTTTTTCGGTGGCTTTTGTAAAGCCGATTAGTCCTACTGCACCGTTGCCATGGGCTTTGGGTGAGAGTGTGCCGCCAGTCTCGAATAGCATGACTCTCAGGATATCCATGGGGTTTATGCCCAGTCGCTTGGACATTGCTAAAACTTCTTGAATTAATGGATTTTTGTCTGGTTTTTGGGCTGCTGTATCTTGCGCTCTGAGGTAATCGCTAGGCTTGCCGGCGCCACTAGGCAACATGAAGCTCATTTTCTGGAAGTCGGCAGGGTTTACGGACTTGCCATTAATGGAAACTTTATGGTGTAGATGTGGACCGGTTGAAAGTCCTGTACTGCCTACCCTGCCGATTATGTCGCCCTGCTTGACCATCTCTCCTACACCGACCATGGCCTTGTCGATCAAGTGTCCGAAAAGTTGCTCAATTTTCTTGCCGGTTTTATCTATGGTTTGGATGGTGGCGTAATTCCCGTAACCATCCTTGTCAAAGCCTGTGGCTATAACCCTGCCTGGTAGTGTGGCGACAACTGGCGTTCCTGCGGGGGGTGCGATATCAATGCCGTCATGAAATTTCTTTTTCCCTGTGACTGGGTGAGTCCTCATGCCGTAGCGACTGGTAATTGGACCAGGAGTTGGGACGGCGGGAGAAAATTCATAGTATTCTTCTTGTCTATCGGACTGCCTTGTCCCGGCAGGTCTAGTGGCTGAGGTTCTGGTTTTGCCCGGTGTTGGTACTTGTGGTGTTTGGGCTGGGGTTGATGGGGGCAGGGGCGCGCCTACGGTTGGGGTTCTGGTGGCAAATGCTGAAGGGGTTTGGTTTCTGCCGGCTTGATTGTCTAGGATTTGCTGGCGGACTTGGGGGATTCGTTGCAGTTCCGTGATTGCATCCTCTCTTTGTGCCTCTAATCTTTTAATTTCTCTTTCTGTTTCTGTGCGGCTAAATTTATTTCCCGGCAGCCAATCCCAACCGGTGCCGGAGGCTGCGACTTGTGCCTGTTTTCTGGCTATCTCTTCATCTATTTGCTTGAGTCCTTGCCTGGACTTGCGCTCTTGATCGTCTAGGTCGATCAATGCCGTTTTATCTTTCCGCATTGCTAAGGCATCGAGGGCAGATCCCAGAGACAGCGCGCTATCCCTGGCTTGCTGGGCATCAATACTAAATTTCATTAGGGTGCCGGCTAAAATGCCGATGGCGGCTACTGCTAAATTTGTGGGAGATAGGAGCGCGGTAAGTCCGATTTTTAAAAATGCTACTGTGCCTCCGGCTGCCTGGACTTGGACAATGAGGGCAGCGATCGCTACGGCTAAAGCTTTGAATGCCGCAATAATTAATCCCGTAATTCCAGATACAGCCAAGCCACCCAGGACACCGATCAAGGTGGACACATCTTTAGACAGGGCATTGACAATTTTAACAATTCCATCTATGGCTGCTTTTATGGCTGGTGATACCTGATCTACCATCAGGTTTGATAGTACCTGGGCGCTTCCTCCGAGGGAGCGAAATGAACCGCCCAAGCCTTCGTTCATTACCTTGGAGGTGCGATCGGCAATACCGTCGGCATTTTTGAGGGCATCGGCTAGGTAGTCAATATCTTTTCCTGTGGCTCTGAGGGTGGTTTGGATTGCCCGTCCGCCTTCTACCCCGAACAGGACGCGGGAAATTACGTCTTGATCCTGTTGGGGTAATGCCTTCATTTTCTCTTTGAGTTCGGGGAGGATATCTAGGAAGGGGCGAATTTGCCCGTTGCTGTCTCGGAAGCTTACGCCTAGCCGTTTTGCTGCTTCGCCGGCTGTTTCTAACCCTCGACTGGAGATGATTAATTCATCGGAAACCGCCGCGCTCGATAGTTTCATTTTGTCTAGGGTTTGGGCGTAGTTCCGTCCGGCTTGTCCCGATTTGAGCATGACGTTTCCCATCAACCCCAAGACTACCAGGACATCCTCAACTCTTTGATTACTTCCTGCTGCGGTAGTACCGACGTACTTTAAGGACTCCCCAAGGTCTGTTACAGATACAGCCGCTTTGTTGGCGGTTTGGGTAAGCAGATCGGCGATTCTTCCAGACTCGGACGCTGGTAGGCTGTAGGCTTTGAGGACTCCGGTGATAATTCTACCTACTTGGGTTAAATCCTCACCTGCGGCCTCTGATGCCTTGACCATGCCATTGAGTGCCGAAGTAATTTCGCTGGCACTGTAACCGGCGCGAGCTAGTTCGACGGATAATCTAGCTACATCCTCTGGGGTTTTGCTGGTGGTCATGCCCAGTCGCTCTATTTCCCCCCGAATGGCTGCGATCTCTCCCTGCGTACCGCCGGATACGGCTTTTAAGGCTTTGATTTGATCCTCAAATTTAGTAAATCCGGTGATGGCTGATCCGATATTGGCGGGGATAGAAAGCAGGAGTCCGCTAAGGGCGAATGTAAGTTGCAACCTAATGGCATTGGCTAAATTTTCGACGCTGGTTTTGAAGATGTTTGTCTTGGCTGTTGTTCCGGCTAGTTCTGCATCGAGTTGTTTAAGTTTGGCGGATAGGGCATCTTGAGCAACGGCAATATCTCGCTTTGATCCTGCTTGCTGGATCTCGTTGAAGGCATTTCTGATATCGGTTTTGGCTTTGTTGATGTCTGCCTCGGAGCGGACACCAAGGAGTTTGTAGGCATCGTTAATGTTTGTGGGTGGTGTACCTGTGCGGGCAATTTCCGCTCGCAGTTGCTTGACCTTTGACAGCATGGCCTCTTCAGCCCGAACAATGTCGCTATCCGATCTAGATTTGCTATTGGCAATGGTCTGGAATGCCCGCTCTATCTCCTGAATTGCTTGGTTTAAATCTGCCTCGGAGCGGACACCAAGGAGTTTATAGGCATCGCTAACCCCTCGTTCCTGGACTGATTTAAGTTCGTTGGCGAGTTGTTTAACTTTCCTTTGCAGTGCATCCGTAGCCATCTCAATATCTCTTTGAGAGGCAACGCCGGACTTTCTAATGAAGTCGTAGGCATCGGCGATTTCTTTGATGGCTTTTTTGATTTCAGCTTCAGAACGAAACCCTAGTGATTTATAGGCATCTCCTAGTTGTTTGGTGGGGTCTTTGATTCCCAATTCAGAATCTATTGCTTTGGTACGAGATTGCATTGCTGCCAGGGCTGCGGCTTCGTCCCGACTACCGGGCTTGGAGGCGTTGCGGATCATCTCGTAGGATTTGATGATCTCGTCCCTGGCTTTTTGCAGTTCGGACTGGGAACGAACACCCAACAATCTATAGGCGTTATCAAGTCTCTCTGTCTGGGCAGTCTTGGCAATCTCGTTATCAATCTGTTTGAGTTTGGACTGCATTGCTTCATAAGCCAAGTCCATATCACGGATTGATTGTTTTCCGGTTGTAGATATGGTCATCCAGGCTTGAACTATTTCATCTCTAGCTTTTAAGAGTTCATCCCTGGTACGAACGCCCAAGACTCGGTAAGCGCCTTCTACTTCTTGATTTTTTGATGAGGCTTTATTTAATTCTTGGTTGATTTCTTTGAGTTTCTGCTGTAGGGTTTCGGCGGCTAGTCTGATATCTCTTTGAGAAGCTGTGCCTGACTTGGCGATGAGGTCGTAGGCTGCCCTGATATCCTGTTCCGCTTTCCTTAAATCAGCTTCAGAGCGAAAGCCCAATGAACGGTAAGCTCCACTTAATTCTGCGACTGGATCTTTGATTCCCAATTCAGAATCTATTGCCTTGGTACGAGACTTCATTGCTGCTAATGCGGCGGCTTCGTCCCGACTGCCGGGCTTGGATGCGTTGCGGATCATCTCGTAGGATTTGATGATCTCGTCCCTGGCTTTCTGTAGTTCGGCTTCGGAGCGCACACCCAAGGCTTGATAGGCGTTGTTTAGCTGTCGTTGGGCTGCGCTGCGGTTGAGTTCCTGATCTATTTCCCTGATCTTGGCGAGGTAGTTGTCATAGGCGACAGCTAAATCTTGTCCGCTAGTTTTAATTTTGGTTGACAGGGTAGTCCAGGCTGTATCTAGTTCTGTTCGGGCTGCTAGAAGTTGCTCCCGGCTACGCATTCCCAATAATTTGTATGCCTCGGATACCCCGTTGATGGCGTTAAGCTGGGAGTCCATCGCTTTACGTGCGGCAAGCTCATCTTCACTGCCTATTTTTTTGGCATCGCGAATGGTTTCGTAGGCTTTGATAATCTCAAATTCTGCTGCTTGTAGGTCAGCCCTGGAGCGGACTCCCAGTAGTTTGTAAGCTGCATCTAAATCATTGGAGGCGACGGACTGGTTTAGCTGTTTGTTAATGGCAGCTACTTTATCCACCATTGATCTATAGGCTAATCCTAGTTCCTGTTGGGATTGCCTACTGCTATCCGCGCCCTGTTTGAGGGTTTGGTAAGCGTCCATGATTTGTTGGCGGGCTTCCATTAGTTCCGCCCTGGACTGAACCCCTAATGTTTTATAGGCGTTGACGTTCTGGCTATTTAGTTGGGCTTCGAGTTGTTTTAGTTTGTTGTTCAGGGCATCTTGCGCTCTGCCTATGTCTAGGGCTGTGGCTGTGCCACTGATTTTAATGGCTTCAAATGCTGATACGGCTTGCGCTCTGAGGTTATTTAGGGATTCGCTGGATTTGATGCCTAGCTCTCGGTAGGATGCGGCGATCGCTCGGTTGGCAATTTTAGTATTTTGCTCGAGAAGCTTCTGGGCTTCTGCCATTTGTTCGATGCTGCCGTTGTTGCTTGCTGCGGCTATCTCTCTCTTGGCTATCTTGATATTATTTTGAGCGTTGGCGAGAACTACGTCAAATGCTTTTCCTATGGCTTGCATTTGATTGATAGCAGCCTGAAATCCTTCGGTGTCAAACTTGACGGATAGTTGTCGGTTAGCCATAGGAGTAATAATAAAAACGTTTGTACTACAAGTTTAATCTGTGGACAATAAAAAACTCCTGTAAATATTTACAAGAGTTAGTTATTCCTTTAGTTGTTGAATGGCTTTATTGATGGTTTTTTCATCGCCTTGGGAGGCGATCGCGTGATCAATAATTGCGGCTTGTCGTTCTTCTTTCTCTATTTGTTCAATTGATTTGAGAAAGAGTTTGATTTGGGCGGCTGTGTAGTTTTGGATATCGTTCCAGCCGTGGCCAAATCTAATCAAGCGACTGACTATTGTTCCCCATCCGTCGCTACGTTGGTTACTGCCTCGGAAAATTTGGCGATGCTGGGAATGAGTTTGCGGTTGAAAAAATCCATATTCTGTTCGACCACCTTCATTAATAATTCGATACCCTCATCGGCTTCTAGTTTATCGAGCCATGATTTATCTTTACCTGAAGCCATACATAGTAACTCAAATAAATCTTCTCCTTGATTTCGCATTAGGAGATTGACGATATCGCCAGCACTTAAATTATCTACGTTTATGGAACTACTAAAGCCTGATAGGATTTCAATAACTCTAGGGAATTGGGTAAATTTGAAGGGCTTGATTATCACATCTCCGAATTTAGTGGAGATGGTTTCTTGAGGGGCTAATATTTTTAAATCATCACTCATAGTTTTGCGATTTCATCTGGTATTTGCTTGGCAATTGTTTCGGCAGGTTCAAAAAAGTTTAATCGTTTCCTGAGTTTAACTGATTTTGTAAACAGATACACGGGTGTTAGTTTGCCCGCGTTTTCGTAGCTATACAATAGTTTATTGTTGGGTAGAACTTTTAAAACAAAGCGCCTACCAAATTGCTCCCATACTTTGCGCCAGGGATTACCTTTAGAGATTCTTTTAAATCCTAGTTTTTCACCTTGGGGAAGTAGCACGATCAAGAATTGGGCTTTCTTAATTGTGATCACTGCCCCCTCTTCAAATACATTCATGAAGGGGACACCGGCTCGGACGTAGGAAGCCGGTCCCCTGGAAGCATCGGCATCTAAATCATAGATTTTAAATGCTTTAAAAAATGAGCCGTTGGAATTGAGTCCACGCCGAAAATTTGCCTTGACTTGCCGAACAATTTCTTGTTTGAACTGTCGGGCGGAGGCGCGGATTACGGCGCGGGTAGCTGAGTTTAAATCTTTAATTTGGGCTGCAAAGAATTCTCTAGCAGCCTTGGATTCTATGCTCATGCGGCTGTTGTTTGGATTCTATAGAATCTGCCATTGACGTTGCTGTCTGGCTGGAGATCATCGTAAAGAGCCATACCGTCTATGTCTCCTTTCCAAAAGTCATCGTTTATAAATTCCATAGAACCGATTGACTTGGGATTGAATTTATAGATATCCACGACGACGGGAGCGTCATCTTCGGCTTGGTTGAGTCCGGCAAACCGCAACCAGTAGACCCGGTTAGGGTTGGCCGTGAAACCAGAAACTTTTTCGGATGCTCCCGCTACGTAGGAGGCATTAACTATGGCTTGGGCTGGGATGGCGGATGATGTTGGGACAAAAATCATGCCCTGCTTGAGGTCTACTGTGTAATCGGTGTCTTTGACGTAGATGGTATTGGGTGATGTTGAGAGGGTCAGAGATGCAAAGGAGGTGAGGTTCATTCTATCCAAGGGATTCCATTTACCCTTGTATATCGTTACGGGTTCGTTGGTTACGGTTGCACCAACCAGGTTCGTAACTGTGCCGACGATGAATTTCTCTAAGTTTTCCTTGGTAATTTCTTCAATAGTGAAACTAACACTGGCTTTCTGTTCGGTTTTGACTGTCCTGTCTACCAGGTTTAGTCCTGTGAAGGATTCCTTATGGTCAATCTGTCCTTGGGTGGTGCTGAGGGTCAGCTTGGGAACATTCCCAATGAAGTCTAGCCCTGTGGGCTTGCCTGTTATGGCATCACGAGATCCCAACAAAACTTTTCCTTTGCCTACAAAATATCTGGGTGGCATATTTTCCCCTATGGATTGAATAAGCGTGTGCGGTACAAAACATCAACTTTAACAAGTATCCGGGCGCAGGTTTTACCCTGGGTATCTACGTCGGTTTCGTTGCCGACTAGGAACATTTTCAAGGCTAGGGAATTGAGGGTTAGGTCAGCGCCTAAAGCTTTGATAATGTCCGCTAACATATCGTTAGCCGCTACGCCGGGGGTGTCGGAGAACTTACGCCCCTCTATCTCGATATGCAAAGCGTTTTCATGGTCTAACCCTTTCTCTATTGTATCCTCTGCCACATCCCGATAGATGAGGGCATCAGATCCGTACTCGGTCGGGTAGTCCTGCCAGTAGAGAATTGATTGCCCTATGTTTGTGCTGTAGGTGGGGGTGGTGATCTGACTCAATTGAGAACCGAGGGCAGCCATGATATCTTTGCGCTTCATTCTTTTAATACCAGGTCGGTGAATTTGCCATCGTCTATGGGTTCGAGTCCAATCACGGTATATGTTTTAGCCCCGACTACTAATGGCGTGCCGTGATTGATGCCGTTGGTGTCTGTGGTTTTGGCGGTGAGTGTGATTCGCCGCCCCTCGGCATCGAACCCAATGGGTGAATTTTCTACCTCAAATATGCCTTTGAATGAGTTGCCCGCTACGGTAAAGCTAACGGCGAATTCATCCAGGAATGAGTCAAGGTTCTCCACTAGTTGCATTTTGGGTATCGGGGGATTTGGGTTTCTTGGGGAGTTTTATTTCTTCTGGTGGGGGTGCATCCTCTACCAATTCGACGTTAATCGAGTGGACTTCGGCAACGGTGGGGACAAGTTCTAGCTCTGCCCCTTCGTCAAATCTTTCGCCACCATGAAAGATTGTTTTTCCTGGTTTGACCCTGTACTTGGCTGGTTTCTCGGACATACTCACCTCTAGACTGTGATTGCGTCTACAATTTTGACGAAGCTGGCAGCCCGTCTTAGCTGAATGTCGATGGTTTGCAGGGCGCGAACTTCGATATCGCCGGAGTCGTAACCAGCACCGAATTGATTGGCTAATATTTCCAGTACACCCCATTCGCCGATCAGGACATCAGCCCAGTTGCCGAAAATGATGGCACTGAGGTTAGTTCCTGTGCCTTTGGTGAGGTTGGCGGGGACTTGGTTGGTAATGCCCATCATGTAGCCATTGACCATGCCAATCAAGGGGTCTGAACCGTTCTCCCAGATCCAGTCTGAGTTGACGGCGGTGGGATTTTTGAGGGTGCGCTTGAGTTTGCCCCGGACTTGGGGGGTAGACATGAAGCCAAGGTTGCCGATGTCGGCGTTAACGCTGGCGACTGCGGTTTCGGCTTGAACTAGGGCATCCCAAGTGGGAGCAGCGCCGTTAGTTCCTAGTGATACGGTAGTTGTTCCCGAAGCTACCAGAATTCCGGTTGGCTGGTTGGCTGAACCTGATCCGTTGATGACGGTGCGGTCAATTTCTAGGGCAATTGATTGGGCGATGTCCTGGCGGACGAAGGCTTCAATATCAATGCTGCTTTGAAGGAGCATTAACCGGGTCATTCTGGACTTAACACCCACGGTTTTGGGTGTGAAGGTGATCTTGTCGAAGGTGGCTTCAGACTGAGATACCGCACCGCCTTCGCCTACCCAGTAGGTTGAAGCTATGCCAGTTTGGCGAGGGATGTCGAGGTTTCCGGTTAACCCTGAGAGCATTCTTGCCCCCATCTGCATACATAATGCGCGGTTTCTGAGATATTCAATCAGGCTGGCAGCGTCTAAAACTGTGGGAACTGTTACGCCACCTGTAGCGGCCGCGCCAGTCGCGTAAGTTGCCCGTTGTTGTACCTTGTCCCAAGGAACTCGCAGATCCCGAACTGGGATATAGAAGCCACTGGTACTGCGTCCGGTTTTCTTGGCGATTTCGTTGGAAAGTTCGCGCTCAAAGCCAGCCTGATCTCTGTAGGTAGGGTCAACTTGAGCAAGGATAGCACGGCACACTGAATATTCCCGTTGTTCCTTGTCGGTTAAACCTAATGCGGCTACAGGTTGGGCGATGGGCTGTTGTTCGGGGCGTTGTTGAATCCTTTCCAGGACTAAAGCCCGCGCCATTTCGATGGTAGAACCGTCTTCGATTAATTGTTGAGCCATGGTGTTGGGCATTTTGTGCCCGTGGCATAGGGCGCGGATGGATTCAATGCGATCGCGCTCGTGCTGCCTAATCGCTTCAATATCAATTTTTTCTGTTACTTCCATTCTGATTTGTTCCTCTTGAATAGGACTTTCTATAGGTGCAGATGGTTGACTTGGCGGGGGTTCGGCTTCGTTGGTGAGGCTGCGACCAATGCCAACGGTGGGATCTGCGGGGATGGTAACGACGCTCACCTCGAAGGGTGTCCATCGGGTGACGTTGTAGCCTTCCTCAAATTCCTCTACCTCGTCTATGGAGTATCCGATAGAAACATTGCGGAGGATGCCAGATTTAACCGACTGGTAAATTCGCTCGGCTTCTGGGTGAGTATCAAACCTTAGTTTGCAATAGAGCCGACCGCTTTTAAGGTATGCCCGTTCACACACCCCAATATAGTCCTCTGGGTCGTGGTTGAAGAGGAAGCCGCCGCCGTCGTTGAGCCGTTCTAGGTTGGCGGCACTGGGAGCATGGGATAAAATCTCGTCGCCCCACCATCTCGCCACCTTGTACTCGGAAGATACGGGGATTTCAATGGTGCGGGTGCTATCGTCAACCATTGCCCGATCAAAAGTAATCTGGCGTTTGGCTGTGCGGTCAATAGCGATAGAGCGATCGCCGACCTGCAACATTTTTTGATTTGGTTCAAGTGTTGCAGTTGGTTCTACTGGTTCTGTCAGTGTTTTTATTTCTTCATCCATAATCCCCTTAGATAGAGTCATTGGTTGCCTCCGTTGGTGCTTCACCTTCGTTAACAACCGCTGACTGGGCAGGTGGTGTATACAAACTCAAGCCATAAGCTGAAGCCATGTCTAGCTCGCGCTTACGAGTCTTGAGTAAGTCTTCGATGTCGCCGCCTTGTTTGGCAATTTCATCAGTGAGGGTAGTTAATCCCGCACCAACCGCGCTAATGGTGGCGTTAATTTCTTTCTGAGGGTCGACCCATGACCAGCCGCGAGGTTGCCACCTAACGGACTGATAACGACGTGGGTTAAGTTCATAGATTGGTAAGTTTAACCGTCCTGACAACACAGCCATGTCAAGCCATGCCTCATATACGGGCTGGTGCAGGTTCAACATGATCCAAGATTGTAAAGCCCGGTAGGTATCGCGGTCATTGAGAAGTGCGAGCCGGCTGCTACTGTAATTAGATTGAGAATAATCTGCTGACAAATTTTCGTAACTAATCCCCACACCTGCGGCCATGCCTCTCAACATCATGCGGACAAAGGAATCAAACCCAGTGGCGGGACGGGTAGGGGAGAAGCCGCTAAACTTTTCGCCGGGTGCTAATAGTTCGATAGTGCCGGGACTGAGGGAACGTAGGCGCTCGCCGTTGCTGACATCCTCTCCTAGTAGTTCACCATCTGGGGTTTCAATGAAGCCCATGATGGAGGCTGTAGCTCTCGCCGCTACTACTTCGGCTTCTTCATAGCCGCCTAAATCCCGCATCCGTTTGAGGCAGGAATGAAACCACGAGATGCCGCGAGATTGCCCAGGGCGATCGCTCATGAATAGATGAATGATTTCCTCTGCTGGGACGCGCTCTAGCCTAGCAGCCGAGGCGGTGGATACAAATTGATAGTCGCCTGGGTGATGGGTGCGGAGGTGGTAGGCTACGGGGCGATTCCATTTATCAACCTCTACACCCATTCTGATTTCATTGCCGTTGAATGTGCCGTGGTAGTATTCGGCTAGTTGATCCGCCTCGATTAATTCTAGGGCGAAAGGAACGGACGAGCCGCCAAAGGATTGCTTTACTTTCCTAATCAGAATTTCCCCGGATTCGACGACGGAACGCATTACCAGCCGTTGAATTTCTGACCATCCCAATTTACCCGCAACGTCGCAATACTCCTTACACTGCCAATCCTGCCACGCTTCTTCAATGGCTGTGTTTATGGATTCATCGAGGCGATCGCCCCGTCTCATTTTCACTTGAGATTGGAACGGGATGCCCTGACCGATAACGTTGTTACAGATTGTCCTTAACGCGCCCCTGGCATAGTCGTTATCGCGGACTAGTTGCCGGGAGCGGTTGCGAATCCTAACCAAACTACTATAAATTTCTGAATCGGCAGAGGTGGAAGAAGCCACCCAGTCAGACGTTAGCCTCCCCACCTCTGCGCCGCCATAGGAGCGCTTGCGGGGGAGTTGTACGGGACTATTTAAAATTTTCCATACCGTCTGCCAGAAATTCATAATAGTATTTAATTACTACAGTAAGTATATACTATTAAACAGAAAAACCAGGGTTTTCCCTGGCTTTTTGTGCGTTCTGACGGCGGCTATTAAAGAGTGATCCCGAATTCTTCAATAGCCGCTTCGGCTATTACTTTTCTTAGCCACGTTGTGCGGGCTGCGGACGTGGGCATTTGGGCGAGGGCATCATCTACCGCTTGGGGTAGCCTGATGCGGGTCGTGGTCTGGGATAACTTGTAGGTGGTGTTGTCTGCCCTCGGTGCGGGTTTGGGGCGGGCTTTGAGGTTTCCGCCTTTCAATCTTAAGTCTATGCCTGCCTCTTTGAGTACGATGCTAACCCGTTGGCGGCTGATGTTTTATACTGAAATAGGTATTTAAATCGGATGCAGATATAACGAGGAAGCCATCTATGATAGTGAATAGGAAGTTGGTTAATATTGGGTAGGATGGACATTTTGATATTGCTTTGGATGCTGTAGCGATCGCGGTTTTTAACTGAGATGTAGATACTGTTACTTGCATGATAAACTCCTAATTTTTATGGCAAAATTTATGAGGTGCTGTTTTTGCCTTATGTAAATAATGTATCATTGTGGGATTGAATTTGTCAACCCTAAGATTAAACGATTTTCTTATGGTTAAGATAGAAAAAAATCTATGGTTAAAATTAGGGTTGGGTTGGGTTGTGGTTGGGACTGGGATCTAACCGATTGATTATTTAACCAGGTTCAATATTTGCGCTGTAGCTTGATTTGGTGTATTTAATTCAACTACCGCAGCAACAACTAACGCGGAGGTGGCTATTGTAACAATGGCGGCGTAAGCGATGATGATATTTTTTAGCATTGTTTTTTTGTCTTTTAAATTTTTTGGTTTTTTGTGAAGCGGATTGTAACCATGTACTCACTATGCCATAGGGGGATTGAATTTGTCAACCCTAAAAATAAACGATTTTCTTATGGTTTTAATAGAGAAAAATCTATGGTTAAAATTAGGGCTGGAATTAGGGCTGGATCGGGACAGGATTAGGGCTGGAATTAGGGCTGGATCGGGACAGGATTAGGGCTGGAATTAGGGCT